TGGTGTCTATCAATAAAACCGTTTGAATTTGTTGGTATAAATAGGCAGTGGTGGCGTACATTAGAAATCTCCTTTAATATTTATGGGTAACAATATAATACAACAACTATCTGAGAAGTATCCTTTTATGTCTTTGTGTGTTTATGCTAACGTAGAATACGTGGGCATTATACAAAATCAAGACGATACAATTACCACCATATATGACTTTGGCAACATAGTTGACAATGATCTTAAAGTTTTATTCATAGAATTAGCTAATATTTGGTGGTGGGAAAGTAATCGCAGTATCCCAATTAATATATTTCTTAAGAAAGAATGGGAGCCATTTCGCGAGTACAGACGTACTTTTGTCAACAAAGATCTTTCGATTTTGTGTGGCCCAGTATGTAGCCTTTCTGAATTAACTACCAGAAAAAGTAAAAGAAAATCTATTACTCTTGTGAGGAAAGTGGGGTAGAGCTTAGTAGATTCATATGCAATCTTACTAACATTGCATATCCAATTGCGTGGCTTTTCTTAAATGTATATCCACGGCCGGTATCACCATCCCATACACTGGCAAAAACCTCAGCCCAAGGACGATTCTGTAAATGGGCTTTACCAGGACGAATAATAGATATAAATGCTGCCATACGCTGTATGCTATCAGGACGCATGGTTTTCAGTAATTCCGTATAGTTTCCTACATGTACTAATTGTTTAGCCCACTCAGAATCAAGCCACAGTTTAGACCAGTCAGTTTCTTGTGTAAGTAAAGATTCATAATGTTCTGGACTTTCAATTAGCTTGTAGACATTCATATTTAGAAAATCCAGCTTGATATATCCTCTTTGCTCGGCCTCTACATAATCTATTGCTGCACAGTTGTTGACAGGATCATAGGGAATTCTATTTACATAAACTCCGCTGTTGTGATTTCTGATTTGACCATCGACTGTTTGTCTCGCTGGCACACATTGGATTAAATCCATAACAGCTTTGCGGTCCGGAAGATCTAAGTCTATATCAGCGTGAAAAGTCATTTATAATTTTGTCCAATTTTTCCATTGCAGATAATGCAGGCGTAAACTTAATAATATTTTCAAAGTTTTGTCTAATAATACTTTCATATTTTTCTCCCGAAAATATTTCAGGATGACTGTTGGACCAGGCAATGGCTTCAGTTAATTTTTGATATCTTAGTTGATGATCTTTTATACTATCATACAATTGTAACTGTTCTGGAAGTAAATTCCAAGCGGTAAAGAAACCTAATTGGTTATATTGAGCATTGACATTCGATCCTCCCACTGGCCAAGGCACAGCGCCATACATTAGACATTTGATAATCTTTTCTGTTATTGTTAGATCGTCGTTAGCCCAAGATGATTCGGGCCATACTATACAACGATACTCAAAATATTCTGGAAGAGCAAAATAGCCCGGTAGAGCAAATCCATATTCTCCAGTAATACCAATTGGCACAGTACTGTTGTAATAGGATGTTTTAACTGATCTATCAATTTGATCTTTATATCGATCTTCTACAAATTCTCTAAACTTTAGATCTTCTTCAGACTCAAAGTAAGCGTAAGCAGTTTCGTGTATACGGTCACTGAGATTTGATACTACATGTAAATTGGGTACCTGCTCACGTACCTGTTCTATCAAATAATGACGCCAACTTCTGTTCTCGCCGTTGATTAGAGCAATATTTTTATTTCTTGTAAGATGTTTAAACTGTGCAAAATAATAAGACTGTGGATAAAGAAAAATAAAGCTCATAGAACGGCTATGCGGAAACATAACCGATGCAGGAGCCCAGATTATTTTTGACTTGAGAGGATGATCATCTCTAACATAGCTTTGTGCAAGTAAAAAAGCATTAGGAAGATCGAGATTGTCTCTTATGGTGTTGGTGCCAATGGTATAAGATTCAAGCCCGTTACAAAAAAGTATTAGATCATACAATGTATAATCAACCACTTGATCAGGCATTTCTGTTAACAGTATGTTAATATTATTGTCTGGGCTATATTGATTAAATGTTATTGTATGTTCAGATACAAAAGTTGGACTCAGGCTTTGATAGTATGAATTTAAACAATCAAATACCTGCATTGCAGCGCACTCAGTGGTATCTACATTTATCTTCATTGATTCCAATATTCAGCTTCAAGACAGCTAATACTGCTAATACGTCTTGCTGGAGCACCACCGTATGTTCCTACAGTATCAATGTCTTTAGAAATTAAGGATCTCGGTAACACATTAACAGCTTCGGCAGAAATAACTATGTTGTCTTTTAAAATTGATCCTGTTTGCATCATTAAATTTTTAGCTGCCTTAACTGACCCGCATACAATAGATCCTGGTAACATCAAACAACGATCTGCCAATTCAACACAATGCCCTATGTGACAATTAGGAGAAATAAAATTATAACGTCCTACAGAACACTTTAGTATAGATGCCATTGGAAATACGATTGTTCCAGCACCCAGGTTAGTAGGATCAACTACATAAGCACGATCATGTATGTAAACAGGTGAATGTAGATTACTCTGATCTAACCAATCTAAAATTGCTGCTCTACGTGGCAATGATTTAATAGTAGTAACCAAATATTGATATTGATCTGCGTTAGCATCACTTTGAGCATCTTCGATAGTTAATATTTCAACAGGTAAATCTGACTCTGCTGTTAAAAAGTCTTTAAGATCGTTAGACATAGTACCGATACCTACTATACGTATAGGTCGATTATTCGAGTTGATCAACATAATTTTTTATCCATGTGCGACTTATTTTGTTATTAAATTTAGGTATATCTTCTAATTTTAATATTCGATTAGGGTAATAATCTGCAGGTAAGTTATCTGTACAGTATGCTTTAAGGTCAGACTCGGATATAGTACCGGAGTAAACAACGCCAATACGATCACCTTTGTTATTCTGACCATCTTTGTAAACTACGATTTCTGTAGTACCAGGTACTTTTTCTAAATGTGATTCTAATTCTCCTGGGTAGATTGTTTTTCCTTGTCGCTTGATAATATCTTTTTTACGTGCCTTGATCCATAGATATCCGTCCTGATCTATAAAACCGATATCACCAGTTGGTAACCAATCTGTTGATTTTAACCAATCAGGGCGTACAAATATTTCGTTATCCTCACCAAAACTAATTATACTCAAATCTACTTTACCTACTGTACCATCCTTATGGTCAACAGGAGTGTTTACGCTAACACATCCGCCGTCAGTAAAACCGTAGTTAGCCAACAACTCAACTCCAAATCTTTCACGGAATTCTCTACATAACTTTTCGGATGTAGTATCGCCTCCGGCCATGGCAAATCTAAAATTTTGGTGTAGATCGCCAGAGCTTTTTATCATTATTCTGGCTAAATTAGGAACAGCACTTACCCAAGTACATCCAGTTTGATTGATATCATTTATGATATTTTTATAGTCGGTTGTATCGGGTATATAGTAGGATCCGCCTGTTTCAATCGCAGTAAAGATATTTAAAAATCCAAATCCATGATAGTACGGAGCAATATTATACAAGCAATCTTCTTCAGTAAATTTTATTTTTGTCAATAAAGATGTTGCAAATCCCCAAGCCCCAGATGATTCAAACACAACTGGCCTTGCTGTTCCTGTTGTGCCACTTGATATAAGCACTAAGGTATTATCTGTTGATACCGGATATAGATCTGCTGCTACTCGATATTCAAGTACTCGGTTAGGATCTATTAATATTATATCAGTATCAGCTACTAAAGTTTCGTCAAAGGTAATAAGATGATCAATGTTTAATCTTTCTATTAGATCAGGCGATACACGTAGCATATCCGGATTTAACATTATTACATCATGGCACTGAAAAGCAGCCAACATTATAAGATGCGCTTCTAAGCAATTGGTCATTGACAATGCTATATTTCCTTGCGAGGCTACTTGTTTTAAGTAGTAGGCCCATGACATAAATGTTTCGTATGCATCGCCATAGGTTAACGATATATGTTTATTTTTAATAAGCATACGATCTTTATGTGTTTTGAAGGGTGAGGAATTGAACATTACCAACCTGCTTGTTTGAGTATATCTTTTACATATTCTACATCATCGGGATAATCTTTAAACTTTTTTTGCCAAAAATCCGTATCAATAAAGGACCATATCATTGAAATTTGCTCGGACCCAATACGACTTAGAAACTCTTTACCAGATGAACTATTGTATAATACCCAACTACTTATCCTACCTGTTGTAACAGCGAAACATAATGCGTTATCGTTTCCGTAACGTAGATAATCATAGGAGGGGTTTCCTGTTTCTTGGGCCCAACGAATACTGGTTTCAATCGATCTATGTAGAGCATCCAACGGACTTTCTACACGTAAATGTTCGTGCAGATACTCACCATAAACGCTGTCCTTGCACCAATAGTCAATTTTTTTATTATTTTTAAGTAGCCAACGAGTAAACTGCGGAACATTAATAGCACGTATGCTGACACAGTATTGTCCAAACTTGGCAAATGCTCTGTAATAAGGACTACGGGCAAAGTCATCAAATGTCTTGGTCTTACCGGCACCTTGTGACATTTCATAAAATTGTATATAGGCTCTAAGACCTATTTGTATACCAGTTTCGTTTTGGCTTTGATATCGTTTCTTTTGCTCGCACACATGTACCATTAGTGTGCTTTCTTTAGCGTAGGATTTTTTACAATATTGGCATTCAAATTTCATTTCTTAACTTCATTACCATGGTCTTTGATCAATTGATCAAGTTCCTTTTTGGTTGTCATACTGGCCAGTAAATTAAGATCACTGTCCTTCATGTTGGGAAATAGATCAGCTAACTGTTTCTTAAGTGAGCCAGCACCGGCTTCTTTCTTCTTTGGTGATATCCATTGATGTCTATGCACCCCCATTCCCGGACTAACCGCTGTAGCACATAGCCATTGTAATTTAGGATGTCGACTAAGAGCAAAGAAGTGTTTGTTCAAATAATGGTTGCAGCTCTGTACATAATATTCTTGCAATTCTCGAGAACCTTGTACACTTGAACCCCATCGTATCATTAGATAGTTGCTGAACTTTTTAAGTTCTTCTGGAGTAAGCTCGTCGTAAAAATCACGGTTCTTCAAATCGAACTGACGCATTTCATTGGCAATGTTAAGTTTGTCTACAGTCATATTTGTTTATTTTTACATAATCGTTAATAAATTGCAAGGCTTTTGTGTATCTTTCGTCAGTTACATCGATATCAAGAAACCCAATTAACTTATCTAATAGGGCCGGTGGATCGGTTACACAAGACATATCTAAGTTTAGTAATTGATCAGTTGAATCTGGTAAGCTATAGTTCCAAGTGTTTATATAATTACGATTTATTTTTATAATACCATCGATCACTGACTTTGGCATTGCATCGATATCAGGATTAAACTTCGGACCGTTGGGAGGGCAAAAATTCTTATACCATCGTTCAGACCAAAATGCCCGCATGACTTTTTTAATGAAATTTTCTTCTTGAAGATCTTTCCATTCTTCACTGGCCACTGTTATATAGATTATTTTAGTGTCTGGATATGTTTCAATAACTGGACGTAAATTTCTCATATGACTTACAATTACAGTACTTGTATTTGTAATTAGGAACTGTTGGAATCCTTGCCATTCAGCTTCAAGTACTCCGGGATCATTGCTGGTATCCTCTACATGATATTGCCGAAATCCTTCCGGTGTTCCATGTAAACTTCCATTCTCTAAAATATTATTATTACTTCCATGTACCAACTGTGCTACTAAACTTGCCATAAACTTTCCGCCAGTGGCGCACGGATAAGCTACTATAATCATTCAATGTCCTCAGGGATTGTTCCATTACTGTGTCGATCACGGATAGCATCTACATCCTGCATCTGGCGTTGCTCTTGCATAGTGCGTTCGTTAAAAAACTTGCGAGGGTTGCCGCACATTGCACAACGACTATCGCCACAGGTCATGCCAGATACTTTGTGATAGTGGTGAGGACTTTTTTCGTTAACAGTTAGCCCAGTGATTGGATCTCTATATAAAGAAGCCTTTCGAATTCCCATTTGTCTGGCAATATAAGCCATTTTACGTGCAATACGTTTTGAATGTTTGTAGCGATCGATTTCTTTACTCATTTAATCCTCGCAGCTACCTGATTAATAATCTCTCTAATGCGTACAATGTCTTTGCCCATACGTCTAATAGCAGCAGCTTGTTCTTCTACTTGTTGTTCTAATGCAGCAAGTCTTGAATCCTTACGTGCATCTTTTTTATCTACTATGTTGGCTACTATCTTTGGTACGTGGTTTGAATCGGTTTCGTATTGTTTCATATTACCATGCCTTTGAGTAATCTACTATTTCACAATTACGACTGATATCTTTAACAAAATAAACACATTCCGGTTTTGAACTATCGTCTAACGGAACTGCTAACATTTGACCGTTTTTCAACTTAGGTGCATACCAAGATACGTCGTGATAAACATCTACTATTTCTATTTCTGGAAAAGTAGGACTAAAACTACTTAGCGGATTAAATTGAAATACCTTAAATCCACGATCATTAATACTGGTGAGTGGTAATACTTCTAAGTCGCCCGAATCAGGTTCTCCTATTAGGATACGCCAATCCATTGGCATTTTAATAGTATGATCACCAATTTGTAGTACCAGTGCCGGACTATTAAAACTTTCTAAAAATATTAACGGTATGTAATGATAATCTGGATTTTGTGGATCGCTATTGTCTAATATAGCAAAACGCATATCCTCGACTTCTTCCGGTAATGCATCTAAGTCGTAAGCTCGATTGTTATCTAATTGTAGTATTCTCATATGTTAATTATATATTAATCAGTAGGTAAGGTCAAGTACTTTACCAATCTTGTGTCATCTTTACTAAAACTTCAGTAAAGTAATTGTGCGCTTGCTGTGTGTTATGATTTATTGTTTCTCTGCTGAATCCATACGGCATTTCCCACAGCAATCGTCCAGTCCAAAGACGATCACCAATAAACGACCAATCACATTTGGCCATATTAGATGATGGTATCAGTATAAATTTTTTATCTAAACTTATTAGTTTACGTAACCCTTCGGCAATTATATAATAGTCTTTTGATAGTGATAAGTTGTTGTCATGCAAGAAAGCAACATAGTGTTTCATTGCCGCAATCATTTGCTCGGTGACGGGCCTGGTTTGATTTCTATGTACGTTTTCATTATAATTTTGTTCGGTCCAATTAGAAATGCTATCGCTGATAACGGAAATATGTTGATTGTCAATACTGAACTCACTGTTTGATCCATAACCTTTATAGTCTACATCCTGTATTCTAATCGGAAAGGATGTTCGATCTATTGCTAAGTCTATACGATCATTACTGGTAGTTCCGATTATGATATAGTCGGCATTCTGAGCAATGGCTTCTTCTATTTGTAGTCTTATTAAGAAGTTCGAAGCTCCACTTCTGGCTAAACTTATGTGTTGGAAATTTTTTTGTCTAGCATAAAGATCTAAAAAACTTATAATATTATCGTATTGTGTGCCGATATCGATAGACATAAAACTACATCCGCACGTATATAATTTTTTTATTTCCATGTCAGTTTCTCAACTGTGTGAGGATAGTTAGCTTCTTTATAAAATGCTTTACGTTTGGTTAAATGCCGTTTAGCAAACTTACAGGTACTGGTTATGTCCCAGATCTGTACAAAGTCTTCGTCTTCAGCTTTACGAATTCCTCGTCCGATACTTTGTATTACACGGGTAAAGCTCTTCCCAGATTCCAGCATAACCAAATTAAATATGCGAGGAATATTAATACCGACAGCAGCGACACCGTATGTGGCAATAATAACTTTGTTAGTTGCTGTAGCGATTTCATCATATTCTTCCTTTCTATCTGCTGCTTTTGTTGCACCTGAAACAAATACTACATCAGGTTTATCTGATAATAAACTAAACAATGTGCTTAATTCTGTTTGTAGCATTTTACCAGTTTCGATTCGATCAACTAAGATAAGTGTGTTTCCAGTATCTTTGATTCGATCAATTATCTTGGCCACATAAGCTACACGTTCACTATTAGTTACCAGATATTTTAACTCGCTTTGATAATCTTTATACTCTACATAATCTTGTAGCTGTACAATATTAACATGGCATTGTGCCAATACACCCTGTGCTTGTAGCTCATGTGCTTTAAGTCTACCGACCACTGGACCTAAGCTAACATGTAGTGCTTGGAATTCGAAATCTTCTTTAGGTACTGTACCGGTTAGTCCCCAACGAATTGGTATATGTGCCATTACTCCTGTAAGTAATGTCTTAAGTGCATCGGCTTTGGCCATATGCACTTCGTCAACAATAACACATACAACATCTTCAAGGAAGTCACCGATAGTACAATCAGTAACACCTGACTTGGTATTCTTTAGTAGTACGTTTAGACTTTGCCAAGTACAGATAGTATGTTGTCTCCCCCACTCTTTACGATCGCCAAAGTATACACCAACATCTAATCCTAAGTTGCGATAGTCTGTTTCGGTTTGTGTAACCAAACTTTTATTAGGTACAATTACAATTGATCGTCCATAGTGTCCAGCTTGCCAACTTAGTGCTGCTGTAATAAGTGTCTTACCTGCACCTGTAGCAATTTCCTGTAGGCTCTGCGGATTACGTAAAAACTCATTGATAATTTCAACTTGATAGTCTCTTAATACTACAGGTTGTCCTTCTCGTTCGTGTCCTTTGGGCCATGCACGATCACTAAATGTATCTTCTGCCATTAGGGCGAATTCAAATTTAGTGCTATATGTACGTCGATCATCTAAGTCAATATCGTAACCATCTGCGTCTAATACAGGTACAATTTCTGGTAACAAGTTTACATAGCTACTACCACCTAATTGGAAGAATTGGACGCATCCATCCCATCTACCCAATCTAACTGCTGGTAGATATCTGGCAGCAGGATTCATGTATTTGAATTTCTTAACTAATGTACGTCGAGTGTCAAGATCTAATCCTTCGATCTTAACATTAACTTCATCGTGTACAATTATTGTTGCTGTTTTCATTTGTTAATCCATTGTTCCATTTCTGGAAAGACCTGTTTAAAATTTAAATTTCTATATTGATCGTGCTGACTTGTACGTAGTTTAAACAAATCAAAATAGTTACTGTCATCAAGATTATCTATTAACTGTGCCCATGTAGAAATGTCAGGATGTCTACTTGATTTTAAATGATTAACTATGTAATCACGAGCCTGTTTGGGCCACACAGTTGGTCTCATATAATTAGGATTATGTAATCTACCTAACCATGGTCGCGGTAAACCTATGTTGTTACACCAAGTAAAAAATTCATCCAAATAATAGATATTATAAGCACTTACAGTATGGCTTACACTAAGCTGTAAGTTATTACTGTTTGATACTTGGGCAACATATTGCTGTGTATGTTTTGATACATCGGACCAATTACCTGGATAACGTATATATTCAAACCTATTACCAACACCATCAATGCTTAACTGTATATCTACATTTTTAAAGTTACGCCATAGATCCCACCAGCTATCATCGGGATATATTGTTGCATTGGTAGTATAGTGTATTGATATATCAGCGGCTTGTCCAGTCTCGATCCAATGTTGTAACATGGACTTTTGTTCTCGGACACCACTTAAGAATGGTTCTCCTCCAGGTATATCTATGTGTATTAAGTTCGGAGTTGCTGCTAAAAACTCTTCTACAAATCCAGACTTATAAAAGTGATTAGGCTCGACGTTGATATTATAGATGTCTTGATATTCTTTATGCCATCTACTACTGGAATATGGGTTGCAAGTAATACAGGTTAAATTGCAAGTATTACCAAACGCTACACTTGCTGTAATGAAATTTTTAGGCTGTAACTGATAATTATCGTAAGCAGATCGCCATCTTGTATAATCTAACATGCGTTTGCTTTCTATAGAATTTTCTTCTTCGATTCGGCAGCGTTCGCATCCTGTAGGCCATTCACCACGTATAAATGATTCTTTGGTTTCAATCAATTCTTGACTCAATGAATAGTCATCAATGGTATTGTTTTTGATATTCAGAATCGGTTTTGAATGTACAAATTTTGCACAAGGGCTGAATTCACCTTGCGGGCTGATATCAATATTGGTCCAAGGGGAATGACAAAATGGCATTTAGTGTCCGAGTAGAATATTTATTATAACACATTGCATATACTCGAGTCAAAAAAATAGACACCGAAGTGTCTATTAACAGAATGCCGGGAGGAGCTAAAGTGGCAAACTGCGGGCAGTTGTGCTACCCGGAAAAACCAAAAACCTCGTCATACAAATCCAGCAAGTCGTCGTCGCTTAGATCGCCAAATTCACTTGCACTAATATCATGCAGTTCTTCTAAATCGTCACACCAAATCGCTAACAGCCGATCCTTAATAAGTTTACGCATGATACATCTCCTACTACAGTAATTTATACGCCCTTGCGGGCGTATAATATTTTCTTACGCTGTACGCATACAAGTCATTTGCGCCATTGCCTTCCATTTTGCAGGGAAGCTCTTACGCAAATCTGCAACTTTGATTGCCATACGCAGGCTCATTTCACGGAACTTGGTCTTGTGCTCAGTCATAAAGTCAATGATTTCGTCTTGCGTTTCCTGCTCAAAGTCGTAGTCTGCAAACAATACACCATCGTCTGCAATCTGTTTGATACGCAAGATTTTGTCGCGCATTGTGTCTAATGTAAGATCTAAGTAGTGGCAACGTGACTGCAATGCATCCAAGTGATCGCGAAGCTTCTGCGATTTCATTTTGTCAAACTTAAGGTTAGTAATAAAGATTACTGAACCGTTAAAGTTAAACGAATCCGGGATGCCTTCACGACGCAGTACGCTACTGTCAGCAAGCCACGAAATCTTACGCTTCTTACCAGAGTCCAGTGCACCTTTAAGCAGGTTAAGTGCAACATCGTCGAGCAGAATTGAGTCACAGTCATCAAATACTAAGACACAGTTTTTGTCGCTGTACTTGTAAAGTGTTTGATACAGGCCGATAGGGGTAGCAGAACCTTTGACAACTTCTGTACGCAGACGTTTACCTGCAATTTTGTCAAACATTTGGCTTTGCTCGATGATTTTCTCAACACCAAAGCTCTTGCCTACGCCCGGCGGGCCCGAAACAATCATAGCACGGATGTCATTACTGACAGCTGCCTTAGTCATTTCGTCGAGG